CCAGAAGAGAAGAGAAGAGAGACTTGGGAAGAAACTGTTGCTCGATACTTTGACTTCATGGAAGAGCATTTAAAAGAAAATACTAATGCAACACTAACCCCTAAGACTAGAAAAATACTGGAAAATGCGGTTTTGGACCTTGAGGTTATGCCTAGTATGAGAGCATTAATGACAGCAGGTGAAGCCTTAAAAGATAACAATATAGCAGGGTATAACTGTGCTTACCTCAGTGTAGACCATCCTAAAGCATTTGATGAATGTTTATATATACTTATGCATGGTACAGGTGTTGGTTTCTCGGTAGAGCGTCAACATGTCAATAAACTACCAGAGGTCCCGGAAGAGATATCTGATGTAGAGGACACTATTGTTGTTCGAGACTCTAAAGAGGGTTGGCAATCTGCATTTAGGAAATTAATTATATTCTTATACAACGGTGAGGCACCATTGTGGGATACATCAAAGGTAAGACCAAAGGGTGCTAGACTTAATACATTTGGAGGTAGAGCCAGTGGTCCTGAACCACTTATTGACTTATTTATGTTTACTGTGCAAATGTTTAAGGATGCAGTGGGTCGTAAATTAACATCTTATGAATGCCATAGGCTTATGGCAAAGGTTGCAGAAATAGTTGTGGTCGGTGGGGTTAGACGTTCAGCACTTATTAGTTTATCTAATCTAACTGATGAGCGTATGCGTAATGCTAAGACTGGACAATGGTGGATAGATACACCAGAAATGGCACTAGCGAACAACAGTGTATGCTATACAGAGAAACCTGATATGGGTATCTTTATGAAAGAGTGGCTGTCACTATATGAGTCAAAATCTGGTGAGCGTGGCATCTTCAATCGAGAAGCCGCTATTAAACAAGTAGAGAAGTCTGGAAGAAGAGATCCTAATCACCAGTTTGGATGTAACCCGTGTTCAGAGATTATACTTCGAGATGGGCAGTTCTGCAATCTTACTGAGGTTGTGATTAGAGCCACTGATACACAGAAGGATATATTAAGGAAAGTGAGATTAGCTACTATACTTGGTACATTTCAAGCATCGCTAACAAATCTCAGAAGACTTAGAAAGAAATGGACTATTAATACAGAAGAAGAGGCACTCTTAGGTGTCTCACTTACTGGTATTATGGATAATGAACTTATGAATGGTAGTAATAATAGAAGAGGTTCATCAGAATTGATTAGTGGGAGGTTAAGCTTACCAGACTTTCTTATTAAATTAAAGAAAGAGACAATTAAGATTAATAAGGAGTGGTCAGAATCATTAGGAATAAACCAATCTACAGCAATCACAGCAATAAAACCCAGTGGTACTGTATCTCAACTTGTGGATTCAGCGTCAGGTATTCATACCAGACATAATGATTTCTATTTACGCAGAGTAAGGGCAGATGTTAAAGACCCTATAGCACAGCTAATGAAAGATGAGGGTGTACCCTGTGAACCTGATATTATGAAACCTGATAGTGTGGAAGTATTTACATTCCCAATGAAGGCACCGGAGGGTTCAATATTGAGAAATGATAGGACAGCAATAGAACAATTAGAGCTATGGCTTACCTATCAAAGGTACTACTGCGAGCACAAGCCAAGTATAACAGTGAATGTGAAAGAACACGAGTGGATGGAAGTAGGGGCTTGGGTGTACAAACATTTTAATGAAGTGAGTGGTGTAAGCTTCCTACCACACTCAGACCATAGTTATCAACAGGCTCCATATGAGGACTGTACAGAGGAAGTCTATCTTGAGGCTCTTTCTGCCATGCCTGAGTCTGTAAACTGGTCTAGGATAGAAGAATATGAACTCTCAGACACTACAATAAGTATGAAAACTATGGCATGTACTGGGAGTGTGTGCGAAATGGTAGATTTAACTGAAGAAGAAAGGGAAATAGAATGAAAACAGTAGCAGTAATAATTGTATTACAACTCATAGTAACCCTACTAACAGGGTGTACTCAGTTTGAAACTAAGATAGAGGAGATGAGAAATCAACAATTATCTTGTTCACCAGAGGATTCGGAAATGTGCGTGGGGTGGGAAGTTGGAGAATTCTAATAATATAGAGTGTAAGAAGTGTGAGGAGTTAAAGGACTCCTCCCAGTTTAGCAAGGGTCAGGTAGAAAATCCTAATAGGATTTGCAAATCTTGTAGAAGTGAACTAAACAAGAATTGGAAAGAATCTAATCCCGGCTATATGGATAAGTGGAGGTACAACCTTTCTGTTGAGGAAAAAGAAAAAATTAGTGAGGAACAAGGGGGTACTTGTGCCAATGAGAATTGCCAGTATGGTTTAGACGATGATCATAAGTTGTATGTTGACCATTGTCATGAAACTGGTAAGGTCAGGGGTCTATTGTGTCATCATTGTAATACCGCACTTGGACTTCTCATGGAGAGTCCTGAGAAAATATCAGGTCTCATGTACTATGCAAAGAGGCATATTACTTAATTTTTAACAATATAGGAGTTATAAATGTTAGAGAAAATCAAAAACGCAGCTGATGGTGCGATTGATGTTGGAATCAAACTAATCAGTTTGTCTATTGTGCTTCAAATTATTTTCGGTAGTAAGGTAGCATTCCTTACTGGGGATGTTATTGCATCTATACTGAATATAGTTTGGACTCTCGGCAACGCTGGGTTGGCAGGTTTAATTGCGGCAGGTATTATCTGGAAACTACTAGATAAAGATATAACGAGTGAACTATCTAAGTAGGGGTATATACATGGACCAATTAACAGACCTAGCAAAAAAAGTGTTAGAAAATAAATCATTAACTATCTTTTTGGGCATAGTCGTTCTAGCTTTGCTATTTGGATGGATTGGTGGTGGAGCGTAAGGCTCCTGAAAAAAAAGAGCCCGGTGGTCTTATTAAGAAAGATAGGACTGCCGAACTCTACAGGAGATTAAATAAAAAGAAATCAAGACCACTTTGGAAAAGTGATTGGAGAAAATAGGAGGTTTATGTCTAATTTATCAAAAAGTGATATAGAGAAGGCTTTTACACCAAAAGATGAGTGTTCAATATGTGGTAGTGAGTACGATGAAGAAGCAGGAGGAGTTCAAGGATATTTTGGTATATGCCCTGTTACTTTTTGTGAATGGTGCTACTCCTCTTTAGTAGACATGGTGTCACAGCATCTAGGAATAGATGACGACTACTATGAAAGGAATGGGTAGACTATGGGATATAAACCTAATAACAGCTGGAAAAATAAGATAAGAAAAGCAGATTCTAAATGGGAGGGTGAGCTAAGGGACGGCATTCTATCGTCTTGTGAATATCATCCTGAGAAAATACCATATACTGTTGATCATCATTATCACCCAGATTTCAAGATAGGTGATATTTTGGTTGAGGCTAAAGGTAGATTCGTAGACTCTGCTGAGGCTCGTAAGTATCTCTTTATAAGGGATGCTCTACCATTTGGTACTGAATTGGTTTTCCTCTTTTATAACTACAAAACACCTATGCCAAGGGCAAAAGTTAGAAAAGATGGGACTAGACGTACACATGGTGAGTGGGCATCTAAGAATGGTTTTAGATGGTTTACGGAGAGTACTATAACTAAAATTTTAAAGAGAGGTAATTATGGAAGAAATAATGGCGAAGATAACGATACAGACAACTGATGTTAGTTCGCCAGTTGTTAACACTACTATCTATGAGATAGAGGATATACCCCTAGAAGAGAAAGAACTTAGAAATCTTCTCGGTTTCCTACTAGAAGCCAAGAATGGTCCTTTCCCTTCAGAGGAAAAGAAAGAGGATAAACCTCTTGAGATTGTAACTGACGACAAGTCGTAGAAAAATTAAGGTCACAAATTGGACAATTAATGTCTTTTTGTGACCTTTTTTTTCGCTTGAGCTTAGTAGCCTCTAGCTCTTCGGATATCAGCTAAAGTCTGTTGTGCCTGATTTCTTAAAGCATTACATTCTTTAACAGGTGTCCCTGCCTTAAGATTTTCTTTATACTCGTTGTTAATCATCCAAGTATTACACTTATTTGTCCCTGCATATTTCTCTGGACCACCATGCTCTCTTAAAAGCTCCAAGTCTGTTATGCCCATATGGGACAGTATATTATGATCTTTATATGGCATTTTAGCCTCCCATTAATACTTCATTTAAACTACTATAACCTGCTGGGGGTTTTAAATCACCCTCAGTTTTTGTACCCAATGCACCATCTTTATAAGATTTAATACCTCTAGCTATCTCCCTTTTATTTGGATTAAGCATTCTCTCGTTTACTCTTTCTACGACTTCATTGAATGGTATACCAGTTGCTTTTGCTACTCCTTCTATCAACTCTTTCCTTAGATTATAACCATTATGCATTTCAATGAATACTTTACCAGCTATCTCTTTAGTCTTTCTAACATCTGGAGCCATGATAAAGAAAGCATCATGAACTACATATACAGGTACCCCTGCCTCGTTTAGTGCAATAACTAATTTAGTTAAATACCCAGCATCTACCATATGAACTGCATTAGGGGATAAAGCTGAAGCCATACTCTTCATAGAGTCAGTTACAAATGGTTCTTCGTGTACCATTTTATTCTCTACTGCCCACACTCCTAAATCCGCAGAACTAATCCCTTTTCTAATAGCCGCTGGTGTTGATGCCATTCTTATAGCCAATGGATCAGTAGGTGCAATTGGAATTTCACTTGTTAATGTAATGTCTTTTTTCGCATAAGCTTCTTTCTTTTTCCCAC